GACCTCATTCCCTGTCACCTCATCAGGGTCGATTCCCATCGAAATAAGTTCCCCGCACAGATCACCCCAATTCCATCCTTCATCCTTCATGGCTTGCCTCCTTCAGGGCTTCCAACGCATTCCTCATCCACTCATATTTCCACTCCATTTCTGCCGGGGATGTGCAGGGGAATATCTCAACGACCTCAGTCGCGCCATCAAACAGCGAACGCAGCCGCTCATTCTCGGCCTCCAGCTCCTTGACTCTCTCAGTCCATCCGTTTTCCATCGTGCCCTCCTATGTCGGATCGGGCCGGGCTTGATACCGGCTTCTGTCTTCTGTGTCAGACCCACTAAACGCCCTTCGAGGGCCAGTCCGGTGCGTGTCCTTCCACGCCGCCGATCCGATTAGTTGGGGTGGGGCCGGTTGCCTCTCCGATTTTAACGGGTCTCTATTTCCGGCTTCATGGCTCACGCTCTCGCGCCCACCCCGTTCTACCGCAGACGCCTCTCTGCAGGGCAGTACCAGTTTACCTAAATAGCTGCGATGTCCCGAATCTGATTAGAGAGTCTACCTTCATACTCTCTAATCTCTACAGTCACAACAACTTCCAGGCCAATCCAAGCTGCGGTCTGTAATCCTTCCATAATGTCAGCAGGAGTGTTGATGTTAACTCGCATCTTTTTCTGGAAGTCCTGAATCATATTCACCTTTGCCTGCCTCTTGGACATCTTGCCTGTCTTAGTTCTGATGTCCTCATCTCCTTTGCGCGGGAACCAGTTCTTGTAGTACAAAACATTCCCATTGACTGGTGTTTCGTTATCAGACATCAGAACATCACTGTCAGCCCTCAGAGTTATCTGCCACTCTAAAGACTGCTCTTCAGGCTTAGGTCGAACATCTGTAACATACCCTTCGTAGCTACCATTAGGAACCAGAGGTGGAACCTTATATTCCTCTGCCGCATTGAAATCTGTCTCAAAACTAAATTCACTATCAGCACTTTCTGTATCTTCATTCTGAATAGCTTCCCTTTCTTCGACTTCCTTTTTCGTCTCTTTCTTCGCCATCGTTTTATCCTTTCTTAGTTGTTTGTTGTGGCATCTGTTTCTTCTCTTTTACTTTCTTTCCTGTCAGGTAACTCATAATCTCATTGTAGTCATTAGGCAGTAGGTCAGGCAAAATCCTTTCCTTTCCAGACATCCTTGATCGTGACTTATTCCATCCCATAGGAACTGTCTGGATCAGCCATCTCGAATCACCTCCTTCTCTTTTAGTTGTGTGATAATAAACTTCATCAAAGAACCCAGGAATGATAATTGGAAGCGCTCCTGTTAGCATCGGCTCTACTCCAACAACAGAACCTGTCTCTTGATCAGTGATAACATGAAGATGAGCAATGAAGTGGATATTGCAGCTCATGTTCATAATCTGTTTGAGCCGTCCCTCCATCAGATTTCTTACCATTGAATAGTGGATATTCCATACTGGCCCACCAGTAGGACTCCTCTTTGCATCTAATTGTAATGCTCGCTCCATGCAAACTGCCGTCATAGCAGATAAATCATCTACTATCACAGAGACATACTTCCCTTCCTTAACTGCTTTTCCAATAGCAACGATATCCTTCTCAAACTTCACCCATCCCAGAGGACTTAACTCATACTGCTCATAATCAAAGTCCAATCCTCTGTATGAAATGATGCTGTTTGCGAAGTCAAAGATAAACCCAGGCTTAGGGAAAGTTGATCCAAGGATTGATTTCCCAGTACCTGGCTCTCCCACTGACATAATCTTAATATACTCAGTGTTCACTGTTACATCCTTTGCTGATGGCATTTTCATCTCCTTCCTTAAATCTAATTACCAAGACATCTGGCAGCTCCATATCCTTTATTACATAGACAGCTCCACTAACCTTTCCTCCTGGCCGGCCAAAGACATATCTATTCGTCCTTGAACATTCGCTTGCTGCCTTATCCTTAATTGCTTTCAGTTCAAGACTCATCTCTCCTCCTTATGCAGGCAAAGCGTCAACAAGATCCATTATAGAGTAGAAAACAGGTAAACCGTTATCCATAGCAACTGCAACTTCTGCATCTGCTCCCTTTGAAGTTCCAGGCAATCGCAGTAATGCATTACAGCATTTAACCCATTCTACATCGCATCTAAGCCAGTCCTGATAGGGTCTGGGATACATGAGATGCTGAAAGTGCGCCAATGTAGGAACAAAAGGAGCGTATCCATAGTCCATTAGGATAGATGCGACATCTATTTGCTTCTTAACATTAACTGCCACATCTCCAATCGTATAGGGCGAAGCAATATATACTTTTACCATAGTACTTACCTTTCATCTAAGCATCATTGAAAATACAGCAATAACAACCAACAACACAATGAACAGAATTATATCTTTGATTCCATCATCATTCGGCTTCAACTTCTTTTTCCTCCTCTCTTTCAATCACCACAAAGCCATCCATAGAAAGAAATCTCTCTATATCCCACTTCGGGTAATCGCAGAGAGGGAGATACTCGCAGGATTTGTTGAACTCATAACAGCTATTATAATTAGGAGGATATCCTGCGTCTTTTGCCACTTTACTACAATATGCTTCCCATATAATATACTTCCTCCAGTTGTAATAATCATTCTCGGAGAATATCATAGGGAACTTCATAAAGTCAGTTTTAGTAGCACCGTACAATCCTGTCGTCCTGCTTTTCGTTGCTTTCAGCTGATGATAATAAATCATTGCCCCAGCTACATTTTTAATAACTGAGGATGGACCAAACTGATACCCCATAAGCTGCGGCATCTTCCTAAGCCTTGATCCCATATAGGGAAGATCTACAGATGTAGTCTTGAAGTCTACAATCCAAGTCATACCATCTATTCCCAGTACAAGGTCAATGACAACTACGAAATCAATCTCAATGTCGCCGTAGCAACTCTTCTCCTCATCTGTCAGGAGTATCCTTGTCACTATCTTATTCTCAGGAAATCCAATAACCTCTTCCTTATCGTTCCTATATTGCTCATCATAGGTGATAAGAGAGGCAATTAGAGACTCCAGATTCCTATAATCATCATGGAAGATTTGCTTGGTTGGTTTATTCCAGTATTCAGCTGCTGCTTGTATTCCCTTACTCACATCTTTATTATTAGAGTAATACGCCTCCATTGCTTTGTGGAATCCACTGCCATACCTCATAGCAATAGATCCATTGACTGGAAAGAGGCGCATCTCATCTGAAAATAAGATTTTTCTTGGGCAGCTGATTAATTTGCGTATAGCAGAGTGACTTGTGCGAATGACTGGCATAGTGATATCTCCTTCGTGAAGTCTTCCCTCTCACAAAGTAATAACGGTTTTTCCGCACTACTCTATGAGAGGGAAGCGTGGATGGAATTACTTTGCAGCAGGAACTTTGAGAATGCCCAACTTGATAAGCAGGGCTTTGGCAGCCTCAGCCTCTTTCGGCGGAAGCTTCTCGATACCGGAAGCAATCGCGCTGACAGAGACAGATTCGCCCTTAGCAACTCGGACTGCCCAATTTCCAGCCATCAGGCCATCCCAGGTTTTCGTAATGGAGTCAACTGCATCCTGCCCGCTGTCGCCAGCAGCTGCGTCACCAAGTTTGTGGCCCAGGCCAAACGGCCCAAACTTCGCCTGAATCTCCTTCGGCAGCTTGGTGAAGTCGAACTCCATAGCCTTTCCAGTCACAACTTCCGTGATCTTCACAACATTGCCAACGATCTCCTTCGACAACTTCTTCGCTTTCTTAGCCATCTTTCTTTTCTCCTTTCAAGGAATCTGTGTTAGTTTCATTAGTTATATCCCTCCCCGCTTCCTCTTTCAGGCGAGCGACGACAGCCTCTTTGACATAAGTGCCAACTGTAACATCTTTGTCAATGGCATCCTTTTTAACTTCCTTGAAAGTGGCATCATCCAACTTCGCCTGAACAAATGGCATCTATCATCCCTCCTTTCGTTAGATTCAGATTCATGATTTCATATTCTGATGGAACATTGTAACATAAACTGCATGAAATGTCAAGCGCTGAGATTAATTTATTTTGTCAGCATCACATTACCTTTCTTCAGCATATTTAATGCTTTGCCTGGTTTATACCTCATCTCCCTTATTACCGCATCTACTTCATGCTGGCTGCGGACAACAAAAGTATATTCCCTTTTATCATCAACTCTGACAGTAACGTCAAACAGTCCAAAGTAATCCTTTGACACAGCCAGCATTTGTAATATCATCTCAATCCCCTTTCTCTTGCAAGCTCATTCATTTTCCTGTGAAAGTGCTCTGTCCAGTAATCCCATTTGTATATTGTCTTTCCTGATCTTCTTAATTCATACTTCTTAGCTTTGAATGCTGTCATTTCATCAGCATACCTCTCTGCTTCAGGAATTAGCGTATTTATCTCCTTTGCATATTCCTTATTCAGATCCTCTTCGGTGTATTCTTCATTCTCCAGATTCTCCATCACATCCCTCCTTTCGCACCAGTGGAGAGAATCCCTCTTTAGTCACAGCAAACATCTCATATCTATCTGCATCTCTTTTCCTAATGATAGCATAGGGATCAGCATACTCTATGCCATACTCCCTACTTTGCAGATAGAGGGGTCTATTCTTATTCTCCATCTCCTTTTGAATTCTGCCTGTTAAGGCGCGGAATAACTTAACCTCCCTTTCTGTCATTTTCACAGCTATCACACTCTCGCCGCTCATAATGGCAGCTATATAAATCTCCTCAGCCTCTGCCTTTGTCATCTTTTATTTCCTCCTTGTTCAAAGGAATCCACATCTTCCTCTGCATATACTGTCTTGCAAGCTCAGCTATAACAGGCTTCATAACTGATAATTTGCCAGACAGTAACTTATATAACTGTTCATCTGTCAGTGTGAATCTGTAAGTTGCCATTTCATACCTCCTATTTATTTATCTGTCTGTCATACTCCTCATTTACAGCCTTGCGCATTTGATCTGCTGTAACCTCACTTAGCCTATTCTCAGCTGCTGTTATTGCATTTTGTAAGTGTGAGTATGCAGAAATGATCCTCGCTCCTGTTGTTTCCTCCGAGACTGTGTATCCATCCTCTTTATAAGCTCTGTGAGCAAAGAACTTATATCCAGGATGATTGGGATGTGTAATGTTTTTCAGACTGCGAGCTGGAATCAGCTTCTCCTGATCTTTTGCGTAGATCCATTTCATCTCAGGCCTCCTCAATAGTAATCTTAATCTTCTGTGGGTAATCCTTTGGTAGATGCGATCTCTTCACATAGATAGATTCAATTGCCGCATCTCCTCCCTTTGCATTATACCTGATTGAATGTTTCTTGGGATCTGCCTCATCGAATACAACAACAATCTTTTCCATTTTATTCTCCTCCTTTCAGTTTATACATCCATAAGTAACGCCGCAAGCAATGCTGCTAATCCTGCAAGAAAACCATACCAGAATCCCATATCTTCCTCCTATTCAGTGTACTGGCAAATGACATAGAGAATAATTACTTCAGCAATTACGCCAACCAGTAATCCATACGCAAATCCTTCCATCATCCCTTTGATTCTTTCCTTCCTCTTAATCTCATCCATAGCTTCCTCCATACAGTTATTCTCGGTTTGCTTTCTTTCCTATCTGGATCAACCGTGGAGTATATTCTATACTCATCTCCGTATCTCCAGACATACATAGGAACCATATACTTCATTTTTACTCTCCTTTCGCAAACTGCTTCAGAATAAGTCTGACCTCTTTCGCACCTGTACCACGCCAGTGTGTGATGTTACTCAGAATGTAGAGACATTGCACTTTGAGAGCATCTCCTGTCATTCTGAGAGCTAATGTGCAATAGCCAATCGCATAGTTGAGTGATGTCTTATAGCTTTTCTCATCACACAGTATGCACCTGATTGCATCTTTCACATCTTGTCCTGTCGCCATCTTATTTCTCCTTTCTCAACAGCATCCTCAAATTAGTTATCATCTCCATCAGCTTCTCCTTCGGAAGCTCCTCCAATATAGCACAATGTGGGCACACTGTGACATCATAGGTATGCATCCTCTTAACTGGGAATGATGGAGTGCTCACACTTACAGTATAATACCCTTCACAGTCTTTCCTTTTCAGATAGTCAACATAAGTCTCATTGTGGAATCCGCAACATTTACAACTGGTGACTACCTTGCCTGAAATCTCCTCCAGCCTAACTGGCTTTGGAGCTCTATCCAACAAAGGATTTCTTTTCTGCTTTGGTAGCTTGATACCCAGCTTTTTTAGAAGATCCAGTTCTGCCGCAGACAAATTCGGTAGCACGATTCTCCTCCTTTCTTTCGCAGTATAAACTCCTGCAGTCTTGTTTTGACCGTTTTGTGGAGCTTTCTATTTCGTAACTTAATGACCTTCTCCAAGTGCTTTACCTGTCCATCATTCAGTTGCATTGTCGGAATCTCCTTTCTTAATAAGATCTAAGTATTTATCCTCATGACAGTTTGGGCAGTCAATTACTCTATCTCTTTTATCTTTTACAGTAAATCTTTTACCGCAGTTGTGGCATTTGAACTTAAGTACTTCAGGAAAGAATCCATATCTGTTATACTCTCTGTTCATCTTGAGTGCTTCCTCATAGTCTGCTGGAATCTTAGCAAGTATAGCCTGATGATTAGCATATTTCTCATGAGCTCTCCATCCTGCTTCGAAATCTTCCGAAGCCTGACTAACTAAATCCCAGGTATTAGAGTATTTGTTATAACAAGAAAGATTAATGAAGCCCAGCTTTCCTGCTGATACACTACAATACTCAGACGGCGGTTTAATCTCTTCTTTTGTCACCATCTCCATATACTCATCATGATTTACGAGATGGCATTGACTATGCTTTGCTAATTTAATCACTTTGATATACTCTACCTTTTGTCTCGTCACTTCTGTGTCTGAGCAGTCAGACCATCTCAGATACCACTTATATTCCTTTTCTCTTTTCGACTCTTCCATCTCCAATCTCCTTTCATTATTTATTATCCATCTTCATTAGGCACACTATACCATATTTTGTCACAGCTGTCAATATTTATTTTCAAGTTATTGGAATTATTTTTCAGATGGTGTAGACGGAGCTGGTGCGGCGGGATCATAATACCCCAAATAACCAAATAACCAAATAACACTCCTAACAATCCCGTTTTCCAAAAACGCCCCATTCATTCATAAACTCCCATCTTCTAAAGTACCATCGGGTTTTCCGCATTACTTTCCTATCATAATCTTCCTTTATCTCAGCTTATTTTCTCTCATCTTATTTTTTTTTTTTTTTTTTTTTTTTTTTTTTTTAAAAGGGCAAAAAATTAAGCGGGAAAAAAAAAATTAAAAAAAGGAAAGCGGGGAAGG